TTTATAATAAGACATACCTCCTGAAATTCCATACCTAGACGTATAACCTAAAGCTTCCATCAAAGTCGGCACTGCTAGCTGAATGTTTTGCTGAAGATAATATTCTTTTTTATTCATTTGTCTTCTCCATAAACTGCGTTGCTGAAACGCTCGGCATTAAAATGATTGTTGTCTTGTCTTAACATAGAGCTAAGGTCAAACATCAAACCCTCTGGTAAATCGTGAGAGTACTTATTAAGTACTCTCGCGATAGCAATGTAATCTTTCCTAGTCATTGGTGTCCTCCCTGATGCTACGCCCTAACAAATCCATGCGTAAGGGAATGACAAAATCATTATTGCAACTATCACAACAACGTGCTGTATATTCTCTCAAGGGCATGGGGTTGTTTCCCATGCCTTTGAAAGACTCTCCACAAAGTGAGCATTTCCTCATGACAAGTCCTCCAATCTTCTAGGTTGAAACTGATCGCTAAGAGTAGCAATCTCCTCTATCTGGATAGTGTCGGCTCTGCCATTACTGACAACAGTTACACCATTAATGACCAAATCTCTAAGGTCATTCTCAACGCCACCGATTACAGTGCCATTGTCCAAAGTTAAGTTAAAAATTATCTTCATGTGTCCTCCTATGGTTTTAATAAAGATACCAATAATATACCAACTATCTTATATAAACGCAAGTAAAGTTTTACCTCGCGTGCGGGGGCGGGACAATCGACAAGCCGACAACTATTCTATTTCTATTTCTTTTACAATGAATGTCAAAACTATGTGACCAAGAACAAAGAACGATGTGGTAGACACCGCTTCGTTCTGTTCTGTCACAATAGTTTTGACAATGAATGTAAAAGAAATAGAGATAGGAATAGAATAGTTGTCGGCTTGTCGATTGTATCTGTGCCCCATCCCCCCCAATGGCTTAGTAACATACTAATACCTATAGAAAAGAAAATACACATAAGAAAAGATTCGAGATAATTTAAGACCCGACCCCCCTTATTTTTGTTAATAAAACATTTACTTTTGGCTAAAAAAAATATTTCAAAATTTTTCCGAAAAGTGTTTAGTAAGTCTAGATAGTGTAAGATGATTTTGCCATGGAAGAGAGAAAGTGCCTGGGTTGTAGCAAAACCTTCCCCTTAACCAGCTTTGAATCAAAAAATTCAAAAGGTGTTTTCTATCGAAATACTTGCCCCAGTTGTCGCCGAGTTGTACAAAATAGAAAGAAAAGTAAAACTCCAGAGGCATATCTAAAAAATTTATACAGTCATTTAAAATCCTCACGTACCAAAGATAACCCTGAAATAGTTTGGGACATAGAGGTAGAAGACTTAGTAGCCATCTGGGAAGCTCAAGCTGGACGCTGTGCTTTGACTGGTTTAGTCATGACATATCACAAAGATGGGCAAGGTAAAAAAGATTTAAATGTCTCAATAGATAGAATAGATCCAAATATCTGGTATATTCCTAATAATATTCAATTAGTTTGTAGTCGAGTTAATATACTAAAACACAGTCTAAGCGAAGATTTACTTTATTGGTGGTGCAAAAACATAATTGAATACAAAGAAAATGACAGATAAAAATTTTGATTTAGAAAAATTAGCAGAACTTTATCCCGATGCGGCAAAAGAACTTTTGTCCTACACGCAAGCCTTAGATTCTAAGCTTCTTCAAAAAGAAGGTGGTAATGATTTTATTACTTACATAAAACACATGTGGCCAGACTTTGTTGAAGGCGAACACCATAAAATATTTGCGCAAAAACTAGAAGACGTCGCCAAAGGTAAGATTAAAAGATTGATTGTGAACATGCCACCACGTCATACCAAATCAGAATTTGCTTCGGTGTTCTTTCCTAGCTGGTTGTTGGGCATAAATCCAAAGCTCAAGCTCATGCAGATTACCCACACCGCTGAACTTGCTTTTAGATTTGGTCGTAAAGTACGTGATCTAATTGATTCGGAAGAATATAAACAGGTTTTCCCTGACGTCTCACTTAAAGCGGATAACAAATCAGCCGGAAGGTGGGAAACTAACAAAGGCGGCGAGGCATTTTACGCTGGTATTGGTGGTGCAGTAACTGGACGTGGTGCCGATTTACTAGTACTAGATGATATTCACTCGGAACAAGATGCCATGTCACCTAGATCATTGGACAATGCGTGGGAATATTACAGTTCTGGACCTAGACAAAGGCTACAACCTGGCGGATCTATCGTTGTAGTGATGACACGCTGGTCGACCAAGGACTTAACCGGAAGATTATTAGCTAAACAATCCGAATCCAAAGCAGATCAGTGGGAAGTTGTCGAGTTTCCTGCTATTTTCCCTGATACTAACAATCCTTTATGGCCTGAGTTCTGGCAAATAGAAGAACTAGAATCAATTAAAGCTTCTTTACCAGTCTCAAAATGGTCAGCGCAATGGCTACAAAATCCAACTTCAGAAGAAGGTGCAATTTTAAAACGTGAATGGTGGCAAATTTGGGATCAAGATGAGATACCAGAAATGCAATATGTAATTCAATCATACGATACAGCCTTTTCTAAAAACGAAACCGCAGACTACTCAGCTATTACTACTTGGTGTGTGTTCATGCCAGATCAAAATACCAATCGACCAGCGTTACTGCTCTTAGATGTAAAGAAAGGACGTTGGGACTTTCCAGATTTAAAACGTGAAGCGTTAAAAGAGTATGAATATTGGGAACCCGATACGGTTATTATTGAGGCTAAGGCTTCTGGTATGCCATTAACACAAGAGCTTAGACAAATGGGCATACCCGTAGTAAATTTTACGCCAGGTCGTGGTCAAGATAAAATTGCTCGAGTCAATGCAATTTCACCCTTGCTAGAATCAGGCATGGTTTACGCACCAGACACTCGTTGGGCAGAAGAACTTATCGAAGAGTGTGCAGCTTTTCCTTTCGGCGATCACGATGATTTGGTAGACTCTACGACACAAGCTTTAATGCGTTATCGTCAAGGTGGATTTATAGGACTAGCATCTGACGACGATATGAATGATAATGAGCCTAGAAGATTAAAAGTTTTTTATTAATATATGTCAAACAACACACCTACAAACATCGAACGACTCTCTGATCTAATTGATTTAGACGTTGAGTCTGGCGAAACTGTAGAGATAGAATCTCCTAACCCGACCGATACCGAAGTTGATGTTGAGTTTGCTGCTGATGGTTCAGCAGAAGTAAATTATTTTCCCGACGAAGAGATAATGGACGAAACGCCATTTGATGCAAACTTAGCTGAGTTCGTAGACGAAGGTGAATTAGGTGCCTTAAGTTCTCAGCTAATGGGTGACTTTGAAGAAGATCAAAGTAGTCGAGAAGAATGGGAAGAAACTTATATTAGAGGTTTAGATTTACTTGGTTTTAAATACGAAGATCGTGACCGACCTTTCCCCGGTGCTTCAGGTGTTACACACCCAATGATGGCAGAAGCCGTTACTCAATTCCAAGCGCAGGCTTTCAAAGAATTATTACCTTCCAAAGGTCCAGTCAAAACTCAGATCATGGGCGCTGTTACACCAGAAGTAGAAATGCAGTCCAGCCGTGTGCAAGAGTTTATGAATTATCAGATCACTACGGAAATGGAAGAGTACACACCAGAAATGGATCAGCTGTTATTTTATTTACCTCTAGCTGGTTCAGCATTTAAAAAAGTTTACTACGACGCTATGAAGCAAAGAGCTTGCAGTCTGTTTGTGCCAGTCGAAGATTTATTAGTCCCGTATTCTGCTAGCGACATAAATACGTGCGAACGTGTTACGCACATTGTCAAGATGACGCACAACGAAGTACGTGCCCAACAATTAAGTGGGGCTTATTTAGATATAGAAATTAAACCTTCAGAAATGGGCGTTAGTGATATACAAGAAAAAACAGATGAACTAGAAGGTATCGAAAATAATTCCGACATGATGTACGAACTTTTAGAGTTTCATGTCTCGTTAGATTTACCCGGCTTTGAAGATCCCGATGGGATGCACATACCTTACATAATTACGATTGATAAAACTTCTTCTAAGATTTTATCTATTCGTCGTAACTATCGCGAAGACGATCCGCTTAAACAAAAAACACAATACTTCGTACACTACAAATTTTTACCTGGATTAGGCTTTTATGGGTTCGGCCTAATCCACATGATCGGTGGGTTATCTAGAACGGCAACGGCTGCCTTAAGACAATTAATTGATGCCGGTACTCTAAGCAACTTACCCGCCGGTTTTAAAGCTAGAGGATTAAGAATCAGGGATGATGAAACTCCTCTAGAGCCCGGCGAGTTTAGAGATGTCGATGCCCCAGGCGGAGCATTAAGAGATTCTCTAGTACCACTACCATATAAAGAACCATCACAGACTTTACTTGCTCTGATGGGAACTTGCGTAGATGCCGGGCAAAGATTTGCGTCAACTACTAATCTACAAGTTGGCGAAGGTAATCAAGAGTTACCAGTTGGTACTACTATGGCGTTGCTTGAACAAGGCACGCGAGTTATGTCAGCAGTACACAAAAGATTACACTACGCACAAAAAACAGAATTTAAAATTTTAGCTAGATTGTTTTCTGAAACTCTCCCAGCTGAATATCCCTACCAAATTATTGGTGGCGATCAAAGTATTAAACAAACTGACTTCGATGGTCGTATCGACATCATCCCAGTTAGTGACCCAAACTTTTTCTCGATGTCACAAAGAATATCTTTGGCACAACAAGAGCTACAATTAGTACAAAGCAATCCAGACATTCACAATATTAAAGAAGCCTATCGTCGTATGTACGAGGCCCTTGGTACTGAAAATGTCGACACCTTATTTTTACCAGACCCACCACCGCCAGTGCCAACTGACCCAGCGTTAGAAAATGCAGCGATGCTGATGGGCATACCAGCGACAGCATTTCCTGAACAAGATCATGCAACACATATTGAAATTCATTTGGCCTTCGTCGAAAATAAATACGTTCAAGCTAATCCAGCCACAGTCAGTATGATTATCAGTCACGTGTTACAACACGTTTCGTTCTTGGCCCAAGGACAAGCTGAACAAGAACTACAAATGCAAATGCAACAGAATCCAGAACTAGCAATGCAAATGCAGCAACAAGAAATGATGAACCAACAGGCGACGGCCCAAGGACAACCGCCGATGCCTAACCCAATGTTAGAAAACTTAAAGGCACAGACGCAATTAGAATTAATGCAACAACTAATGCCACGTTTAGATGAGATTCTAAGCACTGGCGAAGGTGATGCAATTACGCAATTGAAAGCTCAAGAGCTACAAATCAGAGCGCAAGAAAATGCTGATGATAAAGAAATTGCAGAAAAACGTTTAGATTTAGACGAAGAAAAGCTAAAATCACAGGAAGACATCGCTGCTATGAAGATACAAGCGGAACAGCAGCGCAACAATAACCGAGGAGGTTAACATAGACGAACTTAATTTCGCGCAATTAGTTCAGCGCGCTATCTCGAAAAGAGAGGAACAGATACAAGACATAATGCTCAGTGGTGAAATAAAAGACTACGAGCATTACCGAAATTTAGTCGGTCAAGTTCAAGCGTTGAATTTTATTAAGGAAGAGATTCGAGACTTATTAAAAAACATGGAGACGTTTGATGACTAAAACTACACTAGAAGAAAAATGGGCAGAAGAAACTAAAAGCAAAAGCGCTATCGAAAAAGCGTATAAAGGCAAAAAGAAAAACGAAGCCGCCTCACTAAGTCCCGAAGCTTTAGATCAAAGTGTGATAGAACAATTACCAGCACCAACCGGCTGGCGTTTGATGGTCTTACCATTCAAAACAAAAAAAGTAACCGACGGTGG